TTCAAATTTAAAATAAATTTTCTGTTCTTTGAAGTATGAACCGTCAAAGGTAGATTAATTTTGATAATTTTTTTCATAAAATTTTTTGCCCAGATTTTTTTGGGGTGCTGCGTTTTTTATACAGATATATTGACATGTGCAAACTATAGCATGGGGGAATTTAGAATGAGAATTTTTGATGATTCTCTGCGTCTAACCTAGTTATAACTACAACTGTCAGCGCCGCCAGCATATAGGGGTGTATGGGGTAACCAATAGGTCCGATCCCTAGTAAAAAAGGGGTCCTAGGGACTCCAGCCTATGCAGCTGTTACCCCTGTGCTCACATGGTTTGCACATAGATGCACAAATGTACATTAATATATACGCGTAAGTCATTGATATACCGTGCTTTTTTATAGGCAGGTGAATTTTCGTGGATTTTTGAGCCCGGAGCGGCAGAGCACTCCATTACTTAGTTTACTTGTCTATTTATCCTTCGGGCTGTAGTCGTCAATGTCAGCGCCTAAGAGCTTGGCTAATCGCTCCTGGATGTCATCCTTATTCATGCCGGATACGTTAGCGTTTATGTTTAGATTCTGGGATCTATTGATGGATAATCCTGCCAATTGATTGAGCTCCTTGATAGCAGAAACCACTGCATTGAATTGATTGTTCTTGTATGCAGTCTCGGCTACCTTCCAGAGTAACGTGCCAGTCTTCTGTGGTGTGATTGCATACTTCTCTGCTAGCTCATCTTGTTTGATCCTAATAGCCTTGATGATGTTGGGATGATCTTTGCCGTTCAAGAACTTACTTGCAGCCTGGGCAGGGAATTCATAACCAGCCTTTCGAGCTGCTTCAGTCTGACCACATGCTCCTTCAGTGTAATGCCATACGAAGCCGGCCTGCATTTCTGTCAGTCCATGCTCCTGGTCTTTCTCAAATTGTTCCGGGGTTGTCACCAGCTCCGCTTTATTCTTTTTAGGTCTTCCTCTATCTGCCATGTTATTCCTCAATGAAGGCCATGAAACTGCCTTTGTCTATTTTTACTATCGCCACTACATTCTTGTCCTTTAACTTTCGCACGACCCCAGAGTAGTTCTTCACCTTGAGAACCACAACTTTAATCTGGAATCTATTGTCGCTTGTCTTTATATCTATAGATCTTAATTCACCCATATTTTCTCCTTCAGTGTATAGAGTGCAGTGTACAGCTCCCAAACACTTCCTGTAGTGTTCTGTGTAACTGTCCTAATATCGTACTGTATAACCACTATATATATATTATTATTATTATATATACCTAACACTACCTATAGAAGAATACCCCATAGGTAAGCCAAATATCGACAGGGTGGCATATCTCTTACTATGCACTCCACCCCACCCTTTTTTCCCAGACTCCTGCCCACTCTTGCACATCTCTGCACATTTGCACACCCAAGCTACGCTCCTGCACCAGTGCACAGCTGCGCTGCCATCACTTTGCAGTGTCATCTTTTTTCTTGTCATTACTATCATTTTTTTTCGCGCCACCTGCCTTGCGGCCAGTAAAGATTTCATCAAAGCGTCTATTGAACTCATCTTTGTCTACCGACATGGGCCTCTGTCGAGATCCTTTTCCACCGCGCCAATTACTCATCATTTATACCTTTCAAATATTATTAATACCAATCCAAATAATACTACGGATGCAGTAAGCGTGCCGAATGTTATAGTTAGTACAGCCTCAATCATTAGTTGTCTCCGAATTTGGCGCTGAAGTCCGTGAAGTTGTCTGCATCAACAGGCGTGTAAGATAAGTCATATACCTTCCGACCATTAGATCTACGTGGTTCTATGCCTCTGTCGTGTAAGACACGAGCCGCTTCTTTGAAGTCCGGCATACGTGGTGCTTTGATCCCCAGGTCGCGTAGTAGTTTAGTCATCTGTACTGCTTTGGGGTATTCGCTCTCGAAGTCTACATGCTCTAGCAATAGATCCTCAACACTCGACTGCGTTCTATAAATTTCATTACTCTCGTTGAGTAGTTCTCGCTCATCCGGGGATAGAAACCAGTTCTTTTGTCCCTTGATATACATCGTCTCCTTGACCTCGGCCCAGAGCTGTTGCATGTCCACGCCATGATTCACGTCTATGTCTTTGACAGCAAGAACCCAGAATCTACGATTACCAGACGTGTCCGTCAAAAATTCTCTCGCGTTAACACTGGCGTAGAAAGCCGTACGTCTTTGATAAGTAGTAAATGCCCTGTCGTATGGCAATCTAAGTTCATCTGTCTTAGCCGTTACAAAGGCCTTAAGTTGGTCTATGTCTGACTTCTTAAAAGTAGATTCAATCTCACCTAGCTCAACAATCCAATGAGATACGGCTCGCTTTACTGAGTCCTTGTCACTAGGGTTTAGGGTTGCTCCTTCTAATAGCCAGCCACGGTCATAATCGCATAAGCGCTTGAACCATAAAGTCTTACCCAATCCCTGTGCGCCCTGGAGGACTAATATACCCTCGAGCTCAACGCCATTCTCTTCGTAAGCAGCGGCCAAGCATGAGATAAGCCACTTGCGCATAAGCATTTCTTTTAATTGGTTACTATCATGTGTGACCAGGCTATTTAAGAATCTTTGCATCCTTGAGTGCCCGTCCCAAGGTATTGAATCGATCCACTCCTTAACAGGATTGTACTCACGTGCCAAGATCTTAAGATAATCCCGGACCTTAGTATGTGGGATCCCCATATTAATACAGCGATCTTCGATCTCAATGAGAGAGGCCTCATCCTTCATATCAGCTATGAACTTAGTGTTGGGTATCTCTATTTCCATGCGTTTCTTGATGACGTTGTAGCGCACTTCCACACCATGTGTTTGCAACACACCGGATATATTATCCTTAGTGTTTAAGAAGCGTCCGCTTGCGCTGCGCTGAAACTCGTGTTCCACGGCTAAGTCAACCTTGTTAAGTGCCGGGATTAGTTCGCCGTCCAGAGCTTCTGGATCATCGTTCTTATGGTCGTTGTAGTCACCCTTGGTCTGAGGCATGAGAACCTCAGCCAAACCCTTTTGTTTTAAGATAATCTGGCAGGCTTTCGTTGCTTCCTTCTCACCTGTTTTACTATCATCATTATCAGCTATAAATACATGCTTCCTGTCTGCAAAAAATTTGAACATAACCTCTGCAACAGGCGATAAGTTATAGGCATCAAAAGCTACGATGACTGGCTGTGAAAAGTCAGCGAATATAGATGCAGCCGTGGCATATCCTTCTGCGTAATTGATTATGGTAGCGGTTTTTAAGATCTCTTTACCCAAGATAAAAAAGCTACCGCTTTTCTTAGAACCAGGAAGAAATATCTTTTTACCGTCTTTATTAATGAACTGTAGGCCAACAATGCTCATTTGTTTGTCGTATAAAGGGATAACTAATTGGCCAGAAGCATTTACTCTAAGGCCGTATGACAAAACATTCTTCTTTATAAGGTAATCGTGCTTCTCACATGGTATGGCTTTGTCCCACTCTGCCTGGGCGCGTCTAGCAGCCTTTGATTGCTTCTCTGCTTGTTTTACCTCAGCTTCTTTTTGTAGTGCAGCAATTTCTGCCTTTTGTTCTTTAGATACCTTTATATTCTTTTGGTTTTCCGGCTTCCAGACAGCAGTGGGTTGTTCAGCTGAGATTCGATAGTCACCCAACCGACCGTAAGGGACCGATTGATCTATCCAAAGCTGATACCAACCCACCAACTTCCGTTGGCCACCAACGTTGATGTATGCTCTACCAATAGAGCCGTCAGTGACCAAACCCTTCTTGGGTTCGGGTTCCAAACCATTTTCATTAAGAAAACTTATGAAATTCGTATTGGTAATCTGTTGTAAATGGTTTGTCAAAATTCTTGGTTGTAGGTCTGGTTATTTTTAGGGACATCACTTTCTCTGTTAATTTTAATATTGCACTCTTTGTAAAAGTGTATACAATAGTACATAATTTTATTTTAATTAGCAATCACAAAGAGGAGTGAATTTTATGAGCTTAACTATAAAAACTGAAGGTGACTTCGAAAAACTATCAACAGGTCTTTATGCAGGTACATGTTATCGCATCATTGACATGGGAACAACAGAACAAGAATATGAAGGCGTGACATCTAAAAAGAAAAGAGTACATATAACTTTTGAAGTTAATAAATCTCTAGATATAAACGGTAGAGAGTTACCAGAACATGAAGGTAATCCTACAAAAATGAATGACGGCAAACCTTTTGTTGTGTCAAAAATATACACAGCATCATTGTTTGAGTCTGCTGCACTTAGAAAGGATCTTGTGTCCTGGAGAGGCAGACAATTCACTGAAGAAGAATTATCTGGAT